TTAATAGCATAAGTATTTTTTACTTTTATATGAATTATTTCTTTATAAAAATCTGAATCAATATATTTGTTTTTATAAGCATATTCTAAAATACATCTACATCTAGCATTCCAATGAGCCACAGTACTTTGTGAAATTCTTTCTAACATTTTTGATAAATGATTTTCTATTGTTTCTTTGTTAATCTCTTTTATATCTACATCTAATAATTTACTACATTGATAAGCAAAAGATTTTTTATGACTAATGGATGTGCTTGCTCTTACAGATAAACTCCAACTTTTGAAATATTCTTCCATAACTTCTTTGAAAGTCATTTTCAACATCTCCTTATTTTTAAAGAGAGACAGTTTTAAAAACCATCTCTCTTATACTAATTATTTACCAAATTGAATTTCTTTTTCTCTTTTCATGTCTAAAATAACTGATTTTGCATTTCTAAAAAAGTCTTGTATTACTTCAGTATCTGTACTATCTAAAGATTTATCAAATTTTACAATATATAAATCTCCAATTATTTTTTCACTATCACTGCAATTATATTCATAAGTAGAAGGCTTATGAAGCTCTTCACTTGTAAAATCTATTTCTTTTTCTTTTAGAAAATATTCTCTTATTTCGTCTTCAGTTAGACAATCTTCTCTAAAATATTTAGTTTCATAAACTCCTCTTTGAATATTACAAAACATTTCAACATCTTTTTTATTAATAACTAAATATTCCACATCCCCTATTTCTTTTAAAATAAATATATTTTTCATTATTATCACTCCTTGTATTTTTTATTTAGAAGTGATATAATTATCTTGCTGAAGGAGTAACTATATCACTTCTTGAATTGGATTTGCTATTTATTTAGTAGATCCTTTTTTAGTTATTTCTTTCACATGTTTCTATAAAACTTTCTGCTTCTTTTAAAGTATTAAATCTTTGAGCTATACCCATATTTTGAGGATACATTAATTTATATTTTGCTTTATCTCCCACATAAAGAGCATAGTTAATTAACACATATCCTTTTTTATTTGCCTTTTCCTTTACATTTAAAAATCTTTTCATTTTCTGTCCTCCTAATTTTTATTTACCGTTACGGTATTTCTATATAAGTATAATAACATATTACCGTTACGGTGTCAATACTTTTTTTATTTTTTTTTAAAATATTTTTTATAATAGATGAAATCGTATGTTGAGCAATAAAAAAAGAGGGGTAGGATTTTTTCCTACCCATTTCTTCTATTACAATTTAGTAGATGATCATAAATCTTTTGATAATCTGCTTCCACCTTATCTCCTAACTTGGATATCATTGCTTTTATTTCATTTTTTTGTTTTTCAGAGCTATTTTTTATTTCTTCAAGTTGCTTGTCTAATTTTTCTTGATCTATATAATATGTTTCCTTTTTTAATCTTTTGTTAATTTGCCTCATTAGATAATTATGATAGCCTAATATAACTCCACCAACTGTAATTAAAGATGTTCCAAGCATTCCTAATAGTGTTAAAGTTATTTCTAATTCCATTAATCCTCCTTGTATGCAAACATCCCAAATGTTCTAACAGCTCTATACATTAACTGTCTTTTGAAAAAACCGACCCCTTGTTCTTTCATAACTGCTAAAAATACTTTATCTGCTTCCTTTCTACTTACTCCCAAATTATGACCATTTCTATATAACCAATCATGAATAACTGCTGCTTTTGTATGGTCCCCATAAGTATTAATAACATTTCTGAAAATCCTAGGTACACTAGCTAAATCACACTTAAAACCTGCAGGTATATGAATTAATTTTTCTCCTATCATATATCTATAATCTTTTTCTAAAATAAAATCTTTTCCATCATAATATTTTAAATTAAATTCATCTAGTTCTGGCATGATATCCTCCTTTTATTTGTTATAAAAATTAATTCTTTGTCTTAATACACTTAAATAACCCTTCATGAATTTTAGCTGTTCTTTTAGATAGACTTGTTCTAATCCTTTTAATTCTTTAAATTTTTCTCCAGTAACAAAATTTTCTAACTTTGTTACTTTATCTTGTAACTCATTTTTCTCTACAACCATTCTTTCTATAAATGCTTCCATTTTATCACTCCATTATCTTTTAAATTGAATATTATCAGCTGTTCCTAATTGAAAATGTACTAAATCTTTTTGTTTCCAATTTCCACCCCAAACTATCCCATACTTATCAATTAGTCCTTTACTTTTTGCAACATCATAAATAGCTTTATAATATTTATAATCCCATCTAGCAACTGTCTTTTCTTTTTCTTCTCCAGTTTTCTTATCTGTGTACTTTTCTTTTTCCAAAACTGCTATATCAACAGCATACCCATATCCATCAGCTTTTACTTGGTGCTTTGATTTTAATTTATATCCATCGCACCAACTAACTTTACTTAGTTTATTTCCTTTTCCATCGTATAAAAGAGTTCTTCCTTTTTGATATTCATGATTTTGTTCTTCAGCAGTTCTAACTCCACAAGTTATTTTAAAATCGTATGGAGATTCTTTTATTAATTCTTCCATAAAAACTACTAATTTTGGATGAACTCCATTTAATTTTTCTAAACTATTTTCAGATAAAACAAACATATATACCTCCTTAAAAAAAACGGCCTTCTGAGAAGTCGTATAACATATTTTAAAAGAGGTAGCTATATAATAGTACCTCTTTTATTTTAAACTAGCTTGTAGCAAGTTTTGTATGTATCTCTTTTCTTTTTGCCTCAAATTCAGCTTTTGTGAGGTCTTTAGGATTAACTTTTGTTTTAAAGTAATGTTCTGTATCATAAACAGATTGTGTGAAAGTTTTTCCAAAACTAGCCAACACTAAAGATTTTTCTAAATCTAATTCTATTCCAAAATTATCCTCAAAATACCAAGTTATTGTTTTTTCTTTTCCTAAAATAATTTTTTCTGCTAACATAATAGATATATTTGAAGCTAATGATGTTATATCTTTATCACGACATCTTTGCCTGTGTTCTTTTCCATCAACTTTATAGTCAAATCCATATTCTAGCGATTTTGCTTTAAAATCATCAATTAAAGCACAATAATCATCATATTCTTTTTGATTATCTAACATCCATAGCGATTTTTCTTTGTCCCAATACAGATATTTTTGATTTCCAGCAGGTTTTGGTACCACTATTAATTTTTTATCATTTATAAACTCTCCATCGACTAATTGTACTGGTATATTTGCTCTTACTTTTTCTTCTTTTGTCATTTCTCTCAATCTATCGTCTTTAAATATTGGATATTCATACTTTACATCTGTAATTATCATATCTGAACTGTATCCACTAAAATAGTCTTGTGGTTTAGCCAATACATCATCTAACTCATCTGCATAAACTGAGAATATTAATTTATCCTTTTTATAAAAATTTATTGTTTTCATTTATAACCTCCTATGTTAAACAATTAAAAGCTGTAATAGAAACAAGTTGACGTTGAGGGTCAGCCACTAATTTCAAAATATTAGTATTAATATCTAAGTGAAATGTAATACCATTAAATAAAGTATAAACAACTATATTTGTATTTGTAGATTCATCTAAAGCTATATAATGTGACGTTCCTCCAGAAAGCCTAACTCTAAAATAGTAATCTAATATATTGTTATATCTTAAATAATCTGGTAATTTTCCAGTTGTCCCAATGGGTACAGGAGAACCTCCATTATACATTATTGGGTATCCTGTTTTTTTTAGGTTTTCCAATCCATCTGAAAGTGAGTTGTTATCCAAAGGTTTAAAGTTAGCAACATTAGCAGAGGTATCATTGTTTTGATTTATACACTTATACATTTTTCTAGTATTTCTATCATAATATAAGTAATTTACATCTTTAACACCCTCATCTTGTATATCTCCACCATAAGCTACACAACCAGCAAGTCTTGCTAACATCATCCCTTCTAATGCCTTGCCTTCTTCTGTTCCAAATTGTACTATTCCAGCTTTCTCTCTTGTTGCTCCTTCTTGTACTTTTGCTAATCCATCACTTAATTTTTTTGTTTCTTTATCAATCAATTCTGCATTCTGATTGAACTGTTCCACATTGTAATACTCATTCCCCTCAGGTTTTACTAATCTTAAATGTTCTGTATATTTAGCCATTTCTATCTCCTTTCATCATAAATAGCTTGATGTGTTTTATTCTTTAATTCATCATTTTTGAAATTATTTATTTCTAAATGTTTATGATACTTATCTAGAACTGCACTATCTTCATATAATCTAGTGTCATAAATTTGTTTATGAGTTTTTAATTTTAAAGAATTATGCAATAAATAAGCTACCTGATTATGCGTGTTATACCTAAATTCAATTTTAAAATTCAGATGAGCAGGTTTATTAATATAAATGAAATTCTTAAAGTTATCTAAGTTTTGAGGTATTCCAACTACAGATGTAAATTTTATCGTAAATGAATAATTTCCATAATCCTCAATCACTTCAATTTCTCCATTTGTGAATATCTTAGCTTGTTCTTTTAAAATATGAGTTGTAAAGATATTTTTAGATAGTAAAGTATAGATAATTCTATCTTTTCTATCCTGTAAGCTCCAACCATTTTTATAATCTAATTCCATAAACCTTTCATAATTAGCCACTTGTTGCTCATTAAAAAAAGCTATGAATAATAGCTCCTTGTATTTTTGTATATCATTTTTAGCATATTCACAGATTAAATCTAGTGTTCTTATTAAATCTTCTTGTAAAGTGTTTCTAGCTACTTTAGAAACTTTTTTAATTAATCTATTGCTCATTTATAATCACTGTCCCAACTATTAATATCTCATCATCTGCAATTTC